ATATAAGAGAATTTGATGCGACTAATACACCTGAAAAAATAAAGTCACTCCAATTATTTGATTTGTATGTTGGACCTGTAGAATTTGTTTCGAAGGACGCAACTTGGGCGACATTTAGAATACCATCTGGTATATCTTCAATAGGCACGTCAACTTACACACCATACATAAGAAATATCAATGGAGGTCCAGACTTTGGGTTAAGGGCGGAATTTACATTTAATGACTCACCATCAAATTCTTGGGGAGCTATAACAACAACTAATTGGAATTCTTTTGATTTCCCTAAAACTTATATTAAAACAGGGACAATAGGAACTAACACGGTTGTAGACCTGAAATATCTTTTATGGGGAGATGTGAATCGTTCTCACTCATCACAAGTTGTTGTTAGTAATAATGGAGTTGCATCTGTAGTTAGTAGAGCCCTAAATAGTTTGAAGTCGAACACGACATTCAGAAATATGGCAACAGAATCATTCATCAATACTCCAAATGATGTTCCATCAATAGATGTAAATCTATCTAATTTGACTGTGACATCGAATAATATTGAAATCCCTATAAGTGTAACGACAAATGGAAATCCTGTTACAGGACTACAATTTGAATTTGATTACGACCCAACGAAGATAAAGTTTGAGGAGTTTTTCCCAAATGTACCAAATACATGGTACTTGTTTGTTAACTCTGTTGACGGTAAAGTCAAATTTGGGGGAATAGACCCAAATGAAAAAACTCCAGTAACTGGAACGGCAATTCCATTCAAATTGAAATTTTCAACAATTGGTAATGGTGTTGATATTTTGACTTCCATCAAAGTATCTTCCACTATGGATGCTAACACAATCAAGGGTTCTCAATTAGGAATAAAATTGAATACAACTCAAATAAAATTAACGGGATATAATAATTTCTAACATGAAAAAAATATTATCAATACTAATTTTCTCAGTTCTCTTTTTACAAGGATGTTTCAACCCTTACTACGATGAAATGCCGGAAATTGATTTAGGGGCTAAATCAACTTCTACAAACATAAAATCTGTTTTTCAGAATGGAAACATAGTGTTTATAGAGTTCGAAACAACTGTCGGATCAAAATATTCAGTACAAATAATACCTTTTGGTCAAGAAATACCAATAAAAAAAGAAGGCTTCACGGCAGTTGACACAACCACAAAAAGGGTATATAATTTAACAGAAGAACCAAAAGGGTATTATGACTTGGTTTTTTTGGACATTTCGGGGAAAGATATAAAATATCCGTTAATTATTAAATAAAATAAATAAACTAAATAATAATACCATGAGTGAAGAAACAGAAAACCATAATGACGGAACTTGGTCAGGATTGAAAAAGACAATTATCGGATTGTTAACTACGGCAGTGTTGGGTGCCGGGGGAGTTATTACAAATAAATTGATTAACGGTGGTGAAGAAGAAGTTGTAGCCCCTGTTCAACAACAAACTCCAATTATTATTAACAACAATAACCAACAACAACAATCTGGTGGTGACAAAACTGTAATCATCAGAGAAAAATCAAGTCAACCAGCATCACAACCCGCAGCGACGGATAAACCTAATAAAAAAGAAGGAGACGAGTTCAAAGAAACCGCTCCAAAATGGTAAATATGGAACAATTTTTAAGTTTTATGGTATTCCTCACATTGTTGATGGTATCCATGTTTGTATTTTATTCACCATCATTGTATTTGTTAATCTTCTTCGGAGGTGCGACTTACTTGATGTTGAGAGGTAAGAAAAAGGGTTGGGCTTGGCCAAAGAGACCTTAATAAACACATAATACAATTGAGGTTTAATATGAAAAAATTTATTTTATCGTCGATATTTGCACTAATAGTACAAATATCGGCGTTTTCTCAAACTGTAGGAAGTACAAAAACTGAACAATACAAGGCATCGTTTGAAACTGCAATTGATATAAGTCAATTCATGGATTATGAAGGAAAACAAATTCCAATTCAAATTCTTAAAGCAGGTATTTCAGATGAAATGTATGAGATGTATCCTGAACTAAAAGAAAAAAGAGTTGGTTTAGGTGTTGCGAACATTTCTATGGAATATCTTGAGAATCTTAACAGGTTCAAATTTACTGAAGATAAGACGGAAATTAAAAACCGAATGGTTAAGCAATTCCAAGCGTCTCAGGCAGGAATTTCTGAAAACCAATTAGATGGTTTCGGTAAAATCAATTTGGCAGAATATTTTGTAACCATTGAATGTTATGATTACTCCATTTCAGAAGATGAAACTGTAAATCTGAAAGATGGTGTGAAAAATATGATGGTTACCCGTATTGGTCTACAAGTTAGATTTACAAATGCGGAAACTGGTGTTGTATTCGGAGCATCAGGACTTGGAGAAGCAGTTACAACAAGAGAATTAACACTTCTATCAGACGCAACAGTCGATCCAGTGAAGTTTAATCAATCTACAATATCTATCGCAACAAAAAAGGCACTTGACATTGCTTGTGCCAGAATTTTAGATAGAATGATTAAAAAAGGGATATTCACAGAATAAAATATTTGGAAACCGATGAAAATTGAAAAGTTTGAAAATATTTTTAATGTTATTATTCATGGTATTAGTTTACCACGAATCACAGGGGCAAGTTGTTACACAAACATACATTGACCCCTGTGATTCAAAAACTTATGTGGTATCTATACCCATACAATCTAATACTGGTGTTTTAGTTATAGTCAGAAACAAATCCAAAGTATTCACTTATCAACAATTCACCTCAGGGGAAGTAACCATTTGGATTAACGGAATTTTTTCAACACCATGTCCCGCAAATGCGGTAGTAACCCAAACTGTCACACAAACTGTATCACAAGCCGCAGCCAACGCAGCGTCGTCAGCTGCCTCATCTGCGGCATCTTCCGCCGCTTCATCATCGGCAGCAAGTTCAACACCAACATCCTCATCGAGTTCATCATCACAATCTTCTTCAGGGGAGTCATCTTCTTCAAGTAGTAGTGAATCAGGATCGAGTGAGTCAAGTTCAAGTGAGTCGAGTTCTGAGGGTAGTTCTGAAGAAGGTGGAGATTCGGGAGAAAGTGAAGATGATAATTCAGATGGCAAAGGGAAAGGTGATAAAAAGAAAGTCGGACCAGTAAACCCAATGTTGGTTTCCTCGGACCTGACAACCGCACAGGGACCCGATTTGAAATATAGCGCCATCGCCTCCTTTGGTCTTAGTCAATCATCATTAGCGGGAAATGAAACTTGGGGTGCAAACGCCATGATTTGGAGTACCTTAGACCAATTTGCTTTGGGTGGGGGATATACAAAAATGAATTTTCAACAAGGGAAATTAAACCAAATCCACTCTTATTCATTCACCGCAGCTTACTTAGATGGAACTTATATGGGATTACTTGGATACACAAATATTAAACCAAGTGAAAAATATGGTACCTATGGATATAACGTTGGTTTAATAACTTTATTGTTGAAAGATACTGAAATTAATACCGAAACAAGAACAATTAAAAGAGTATTCAACTTATCTCTTGCCACCTCAGCGGTTGTATTTTGGACAAAACCATATGTCGTAAATACCAAACTCACATTATCTCCTCAAGTATTCTTAATGAACTCACCAATTTCATATAACCCTAAAACAGGTGAGTCAACGGTGAATAGACAATTTTCTTTCTTAGTCGGTTCCTCATTTGACTATAAAATAAGTAAACGATTCGGACTAAGCCTAAACTACCGAGCATTGGGTAACTCAAGTTCTCCAATTCTTAGTAATTTCTTGATTGGTTCAAGATTAATGTTATAACAATATGAAAAAGATATTTGACATCAGACACATAGTAATACTCATAATGGTGGGTGTAATAATCTTCTTACAATTTTTCGTTCCTCCACAAATCGAAATAGAAGAAAAATTGGTTTATGATACAATACCTCAGGAGGTTATTTATGAAGTGGAGGTTGAAGTACCATATGAGGTTGAAGTAGATAAAATTGTTGAGGTGCCAGCACCAACTCCATTAGTCGACACCGCATTTATTCTCAAAAATTTTTACTTGAAAAATTTCGTACAGGATACAATAATGTTGAGTAATAATCAGGGGGTTATATATTTGTTTGACACCATTTCACAAAATAACGTTGTTTCAAGAAAGTTTACGGCAAATGTAAAACCCAAGATTGTTAGGGAACCAGCACCTGAACCACCAAAAGTTAGAAACCAAGTTTATGTGGGATTGAACGGAGCCTTGAGTCATCAAGATTGGGTTAACTCACTTGGAACAAGTATATTGTTAAAAACAAAAGATGACAAAGTGTTCCAACTTGGCGGAGGAGTGGCAAATCGAACATTCGATGGTGTTACAGGTAAATTTTACCCATATGTAACAGGAGGAGTGTATTGGAAGTTAAAATTTAATAGAGAGTAGGAGTATTTATAAGAAATAACAACCCGATGGATTTAAGAGAACTTATCAAAGAAACATTAGAAGAACATTTGAACAAATCTTTAATTATTAAAGAATCTGTTGAAGTTTCACAGTCATTGAAATATCACGTTGATAATGAGTTAACTTTAACTAATAATATTTTCCGTGCATACTCTGAAAGTTATTTTGATTTGGTGAATGAAGTTAGAAAATTGTGGGAAGAAGGGAAAATTGACCTTAACGAAGAAGATACTTTGATGGTGGAATCAGATTTGGGTAAAAAAGTATCAATCAAAGGTAAATTAATTTATCTTGATGCTCCATTCATTTACGAGGATGAGGAGGAAGAGGATGTTTTGGAAGAGGCAAAACACAGAGGTAAAAATGTGAAGTTAAATAAACCATTCAGAACTTCAGGTGGTCCAAAAAAATTCTCAGTTTATGTAAAATCAAAAAGTGGTGGAATTAAAAAAGTATCTTTTGGAGACCCGAATTTGAGAGTTAGAAATGCTAACAAAGGAGCTGCCAAGTCATTCAGAGCAAGACATAAATGTGACCAAAAGAAAGATAGAACCACCGCAGGATATTGGAGCTGTAATGTTGGTAGATACGCCAAACAACTAGGTTTATCATCCTCAAATTCTTGGTAATGGATTTTCCGTTTGAACAAGTTGAAAAAAACGGTAAACTGATTAGGACGTTTACTACCGATGTTGAAGTTGAAGAACTTAAATGGCATCAAGACCTTAAGGATAGAAATGTTACAGTAATAGAAGATGGTGGATGGTCATTCCAAATGGAAAATGAACTGCCAGTCAAATTGTTTAAGTCCAGTCAAATTCACATTCCTAAATTTGTTTGGCACAGAGTCATAAAAGGACCGGACCAATTAGTGGTCGAAATTGAAGAATTAGAATAGAATGGAACCATCAGATAAGTTGTGGAATAGAATAAATGAATTTTTGGAGAATCATATATTCCAAATTGATTCGGATTATAATTTCGATACAAATTTCAAAATAAAACTAACAGGAACCAAAAACTATATTACGATTGGGCAAGAAACAAAATTTATTCAATATACTTTGTATATCTTACCATCTAACAAACAGTCCGATTTATACTTTAGTATGTTCAAGAAACACACAGGTGAAGAAATAGATATTTCAACCACATCTACCATTTACGAAGTAATTAGGTATAAAATTGATAAGTTATTAAATCGTTTTTTGGAATTGTTTGGAGTAGACGAATACGTGATTTGTACAAAAGTAATTAATTTGGTCGAACTGGAAGATTAACTTATTTTAATTTCTCTAAAACTCTCTTAACTGTTTCTGTTAACGCCTGAGAACTCATCAATACAACACCTGATGCAATCAATCTTTCCGCAATCAAAATTGCCGCCTCATCGATATCTTGTGTTTCCATAATAACAGATTGAATGTCTGTAATAATAGGAATCATGAAACTATATGCTATGGTGTCTATAAATGATGAGGAACCAGTACCCACAGAGGACATAAAATTTAAGAACGCTTCTTTCAACTGACTTCCTTTTCTTAATCCAACTTTGAAAATTTCTTCCAATCCCTCTTCTTTGATTACTGAAAATAATTTCATGGACGGTCTTTTAGTTTCAAAAAATAATGAAAATGCTAAACCGGCTAAAACCAACATTCTTTGGTCTTCAGTTAAATCGAAATTTTGATTCCTTAAAAATTGGTCTAATGGAATCACCATTCCACCCACAGCAGTACCCCAAGTTAGAAGCATTCTTAAATTAATGCCGTACGATTTGAATGCCCGATTTACAATTTGTTTTGTAAATGTATTCAATTGTTTCATGTAGTTTCCAAGCATCGATTTTTCTTCTTCAGTAAGAAGTGCTCTTAGTTGAGATTCTGTAATTAAAAATTCCATATAACAATAAATATATTACTTATATTTATTGTTATGAAAGGAACGTTGAATCCACCGTTAAAAGTCGGAGATAAAATTATATGTTATCACATGGAAGGAGAACTTGGAGTTCCTCCAGGAACATCAGGTAGAGTTACTAGTATTTCAAAAGATCCATTTGAGTTTGATTCGGATGAACAAATTATCGGTGTCGATTGGGAGAATGGAAGTAAACTAAGTATGATTAGTTCTACAGATGCTTGGAAAAAAATTAGTGAATAACGAGGGGAAGATTTAATCTTCCCTCCCGTAGTCATCTTCTATTCTGACGATATCATCTTCTCCAAAATAATCACCAACCTGAACCTCGATAAAAATTAGAGGTTCTTCTTGTTCATTCATTATCCTATGCTTTGACCCCAAAGGAATATGAATTGATTCTCCTTGATTTCTGAAAACTTTTTCATCATCCAAGATTATTGTTGCCGATCCTTGAACAATTGTCCAATATTCTTTTCGTTGATTGTGATATTGATAGGACAATCTCTGTCCTGAATTAACAGTAATTTGTTTAACTTTTGTGTACGATTCATCTAATAGGATTTCGTAAAATCCCCAAGGTCTTAATTCTTTCATGAAAATGTGTGAAATGATTCTATTTTTAGAAATGTTTTACCATTTGAGTTATCAAGTATTTTTTCTATATCTAAAATTGCTGTTTCCTTATCGCTGTATTTTTTACAAAATAATATTCCTTTGAAATATCCTAATCCGTCATAATATCCTTTATCGTATGGATTATAAATGACAAATACTTCTCTAACTTTTTTCATTTTTTAACCAATAATCTCCGTTTATATAATCGTTTATAGTTTTTTGTGGAAGTTTGGATTTGAATATTGCGTTCATTTTTCCTTTCGAATTATAATGGAATACCCAAGGCCAACCACATTTGCAATTTGCTTTCGAATCTTCCATATTATAATTTTATGTTTGTAATTGGAAGTATTCGTCAATACTTTTATTTGTTTGGTAATTTAATTTTTCTATCTCATTTGATAAACTTTTCAAGAATTCTTCAGACCAAAAACCCCAAGTCCTATCTTTTGACGGTTCATAATAAAAAAATCCATCAAAGTTGACAAATAACCCTACAACAATACCTGTTGATTGTAAACTTATTTCATAAGTTCTATTTTTTATTTTTTCTGTAACCTTTAACATTTATTTGAAGTTAATAACAATTTTAGTTCCGTAATCATCTATTTTATATCCACTCCATCTATTATCAAGAGCAAAGTATTTTTTGAAGTTGAATATTATTATTTCTTTACCCTTATGATAAGATACTAAAGAATTTAGTGCGTAATCTAATGAATATCCACCTTCCAATTTATGTTCGAGGATAAGTTCTGCAATATCTGGTTCGACATCAGTACTAAGTAAAATAACAACTTGCATAACTCAATTTGACAATGGTGCTTTGATGGTTGGATGTGACTGATAATTCAATAATTCAAAACATTCTGGTCTATAAGACATGATTTTTTCAATGAATGTTTTTTCTCCCAAATGTTCTTTTACTTTTTCATGTTGGTACCAATTTCTTTCCGTGATTTGAACTTTGGGTAAATCATAAGGTCTTCTATGCATTTGTTCTTTCGCCTGTTCAATGTGGTTCGAATACAAATGAACATCACCTAAGTTTCCAATCAACTCATCAGGTACCATATTAACTTCCTTTGCAATGATTTCTAACAACAATCCATAACTTGCAATGTTAAATGGTAATCCTAAAAATGTATCTACACTTCGTTGATTCCACATTAAAGAGATTGCTCTTTTAGGAACAGGATATAATTTATCTATATCATCATGTTCAATGTTTACCATCGGTAATCCAAAATCAAATGGGTCAAATGTATCATAAGTTTTTGCCGCTAAATCTAACCTTTCTCCAACCCGCAACTCTCTTGTATAAACTTGGAATCCATAGTGGCAAGGTGGTAGAACCATTTGGTCTAAGTCACCTACATTCCAAGCAGATACCATCAATCTTCTACTATCAGGATTTGTGTTAAGTTCGTTGATTAGATTTGTGATTTGGTCAACACCTTTTATATTTTCATTATAACCATTCGATTCATACTCAACAAACCCATCAGTTTTTCTACCATTCCAACTTCTCCATTGTTTACCATAAATTGGACCTAATTCACCCCACTTTTTAGCAAACTCATTATTGGTTTTGATTTCTTTAATGAACTCTTCTTTC